CGGCTCCAACGCCTTCACCGTGACGGCAGCAGCCAGCGGGCACACCCTCGTAGGGGCGGGTGCAGTCGCAGCCAACACCACGGGCAGTTTCCTGACCCGCAAGACTGCGGCCGACACCTTCATTACCTACCGCCTGTAATCGCTCGCCGGAGCAAGGAGAAACACCATGGAAGCTAGGCTCTTTGCTCCGGCTGAGGGAAAGACAACGACCGTCGCCAACTCGGCTACAGCCACGGCGGCGGTCGTTCTTCCCTATGATTGCGATATGGTGGTGCTGACCAACAGCAGCACGACCGCGACCACCTTCGTTCGGGTGACATATTACGGCTCGGCATCGGATACGATGACCGGCACGGCCCCGACCGCGACGACCGATTACCCGATCCCGCCGAACCAGCAGGTCCGCCGCTATGTGGCGCCGGGGATGCATAAGGTCATACGCACCATCGCTTCGGCGGCGGACGGCAACATCTACATCACGCCCGGCAATGGTGTGTAATGTCGGTCTCCTGGGGCACCAAAGACCCTGACGAGGTTCGCAACGTCTCCTTTAGCTGGATCGGGCGGCTGAATGGCGCGTTGATTGCTTCGGCTACTCTCGCGGTTGAGGACGGCACGGTAACGCTGTCCAATGTCGCCAACACGGACACGGGAATTTCCGCCACCATTTCAGGCGGATTGGATTGCGAGATGGCGACGATCGTTTCGACCATCATCACCGACGAAGCCGACCCTCAGACACTGGAACAGACGTTCATCATCCAGATCGTGGCGAACGCTTCCGCTCTCGGCCCATCCACGTCCACCAAGCGCCAGATCGTTGAAATGGCCTATGAGGAATGCTCGCTGGCTGGCTACGAGTTCAACGTCACGCCCGAAGAGCTATTCAGCGGCCTTCGCAAGCTAGACGCCCTGATGGCGGAATGGGCGCAGTCGTCCAAGGATCTAGGCTACAACTTCCCCGCGACCTTCGGCGGCGGCGACCTTGAGGATGTTTCCGGCATCCCTGACGCGGCGATCAATGGCGCTGCGATCAGCCTTGCCATGGCCATTGCCCCGGCGATGGGCAAGCAGATGAGTGCGGAGTCTCGCGGGAGGCTCGCCAAATCCATGGCGGTCGTCTCCACCATGTGCGCGAAAAAGGCTGTGCAGGGCTGGGCGCGAAATACCGTGGCGGGGGCGGGCAATCGCCGCTGGGGCTGGGGTTCACTCTTCATGCCATCAGGCAGGCGCTGCTGATGCCCCGCATCCCGATCCTCAAGGGAATCTATGCGGATAGCGTGGGCGACTTCATAGAAAGCATTCCGGTCAACCGCGAGCCTGTCATCATGGAGACGGGCCTGTCGGACGGCTATATGCGTGTTGCCCCCGGCATCACGGGTACCGACCAGGGGACGGGCGAGGATCGTAGCGGGATCAACTGGAACGGCACACCGTACCGGGTGATCGGTACGAAGTTCAACAGCCTGAACGCATCGGGCACCATCACTGAATTGGCGGATGTTGGCGAAGGCGGTCCCTGCTGGTTCGATTATTCCTTCGATTATCTCGCCATCGGTTCGGGCGAGCGGGTCTATCTCTGGAATGGTTCACTAACGCAGATCACCGACCCAGACCTTGGCCTGATTATCGACGGCATCTGGATCGATGGCTATTTTCTGATGACGGACGGGGAATTTCTGGTCGTCACGGAATTGAACAACCCGACCGCGATCGATCCGCTGAAATATGGTTCTTCGGAAGAGGACCCTGATCCTATCCTTGGCCTCATCAAGGTGCGCGGCGAGGCATATGCCTGCAACCGCTACACGATCGAGAACTTCGCCAATGCTGGGTCAACTGGTTTCCCCTTCGCCCGTAACAGCGGCGCGCTGATCCCGCTTGGCATCGTCGGAACCAAGGCCAAGGCCCCATTCCTCCAGAGCTTCGCTTTTGTCGGCTCGGCCAAAGACGAAGCGCTTGGGGTGTATCTCGCGGGCAACGGCGACGCGTCGAAACTATCGACAAAGTTTGTTGACGACGAACTGGCAAAGCTGACCGACGACGAAGCCTCCGCCATCCAGTGCGAGGCCCGCGTAGATTCCGACGAGCAGCGCTTTCTCATCCATCTGCCGGGCAAGACGCTCGTCTATTATGCTACGGCCTCTCAGAAGACGCAGGGCAAGGTTTGGGCGATCTACGCCTCTGGCGTGGAGGCGGATCAGGCCTATCGTGGGCGCAATGGCGTGTTGGCCTATGGCAAGCGCTGGGTAGGCGATGCTGAGGGTAATATCGGGTACATCGACATTACCACCTCAAAGCATTTCGGAACTGTCACCGGGCGCCGGATCGATACCGCCCTGCTCTACAATGAGGCGGGGCGAGGGATCATCAATTCAGTGGAGCTGAACGGTCTTCCAGGTCGCGCTCCGCTCGGCGCTGATCCGCGCATCTTCATGTCCTGGACGATCGATGGCGTGTCATGGTCGCAAGAGCGCGCCGTGACGGCTGGCAGGGCGGGTGAGAAAGCCGTGCGGCTTCAATGGCGGCCCAATGTCCGCTTCAATCAGTGGATAGGCCTGCGCTTTCGTGAGGCGGATGAGGGCATGGCGGCATTCGCACGCTTGGATGCGGCCATTCAGCCCTTGGGGGCATAGGAATGGATATTCAGCCCGCGATCCTCAGTCGGAAGCTTTTGGGTGAGTTCATCAAAAGCCCTGAGACTATTCGCGCGTTCGAGAATCTGAGCGCCAATAGTAACGGGCTGGCGGGAATTGTCGGCGGCATTCAGAAAGCTTCCTTGATCGCGCTGGACCCGAGCGACGTTCTGAACAATGAGCGCGTGCTGACGGGCGATGGTGAAATTAGCCTGACCGATGGCGGCCCTGGAGGCGAGTTGACGATCGGGTTGTCGGATACAGACGTGGACGCCGGAACCTACGGCGCTCCGCTGAAAATCCCTTCCTTCGCCGTAAACGCCAAGGGGCGGCTAACCCTTGCTGATGAATATGACATCGGCTCGGGCACCATCCCTATGGTCGTCACGGAGGCCTACACCCGTGGCTCAATTGGCTGGAAGACCGCGCTTCAGGTTCATCTTGATGATCTTGCGTTCGGCGGCCCTGCGGACGAAACCGGAGATAGTTCACCCGCTCTGACCGCTGCCATCACCCGCCTTCTGTCCGTTACGGGAGGGGGGCTTGTCCGGATCACCGGGAGACGGCGCTTTGCGGCCAGCGTGACCATTCATAATGGTATCGTGCTGGAGGGCGAAAGTGCGCAGCATGGGCAGATTTACCCATCATCTGACGGCAATCGCGGCGCTACACTAATCCTCGACCCGGCTGCGACATTCCTTGTCCGCAACGGTGCCGGCGCACGCAATCTTATGGTCAAGCGCGATGGCCTGGCCTACGGCATCACCAGCGCGCAGGTCGCCTCAACCTTCACCGGGACTGCGTTCACGCTGGCGACGAATACGGGCGACCATATCTTCGAAAACCTGGACATTCTCGGTTTTGAATATGCCGTGAAATCGCAGGACACGACCACCGTAGGCCCGGCAGCGCAGAACAATCGGACCCGCATTTTCAATGTCCATGGCGACTGCATCAACGGTATCTGGCTGCACAACGCCTATGACGTGCCCTATATCGATAAGGTCCATTTTTGGCCCTATGTGACGGTTGGGTCGGTCGCGGAAGCTGGGGACGCGCAGTTGAAGCGCTCGGGCGCCTTCATCAAGCTCACCGGCAAGAACGACTGGACCAAGGTCACCAACAGCTTCAGCTTTGGCTATGCTGTCGGCTGTCAGGTCACGGACGGTCATTCGGTCACATTCCTGAACGTCAGCCACGACCACCCGCCCGGCAGCACGGACGGATCGAAGGGTTATCTCTTCGACGGGGACGCGAGCGAAATCCGCGTCATCGGCGGCCAAGTCGCGGGCAAGCAATATGGTGCTCACGTCTACTGCACGACCAGCAGCGGGCGGTTGGGCGTTACATTCTCCAGCACGAACATCTGGGTCACGACCACGAACGCCATCCGCATCCAAGGCGGTTCGGTCCAGGTCATCGGCGGCTCGCTGCGCAATGATCCTACAGCGCCGAACGGTATCGGCATTAAGAATGAGAACACCGGCACGGCGGAAGTGTCGATCATTGGAGTGGATTTCGCCGGTCTGGCGACCGCCATCGAGAACCAGGCGGCAACATCGATCCTGCGCTATCGGAACTGCACCTTCCGCAATGTCAATGTGCAGATCGCGAATGCTTACATGCCTTCTCTTGCCTCGGCCGCAACGCTGGTCCCGAATGGTGTTGACGAGGTGATGGCTGTCACCGGGACAACTAACTTCGGCACCATTAGCGGCCCGCAGCGATATGCCGGACGGCGGCTGACGCTCAATATCGCATCCGCTCTCACCGTCCTCGTCGGCGGCAATATACGGCTCAAGGACAATGTGAATTTCGCCATGGCGGCGGGTGACACGCTCACAGTCATGAGCGATGGCACCAACTGGTATGAGGTGGCGCGCGCGCAGGTTAATGCGTGGGTGACGAGCTTCGTCCCGTCGATCAGTGCGACGACCGGGACTATCACCACATCATCCGCCACCTGCCAATATCGCAGGGAGGGAGCCTTGATGGTTTTTTCCATGAACATCGTCATAACCACGAACGGGACCGGAGCCGGTACATTGCGTGCAACACTTCCCTTCTCTGCGGCGAGTGGCAATGATGCGGTGTTCGTTGGGCGGGATCGCGGCGTGGGTGGAAAGTCGCTCACCGCCACGCTGATTGCTGGCGGCTCTACGATCGATATCAAGAATTATGACAACAGTTATCCAGCGGCAGACGGCTCGATCATTATGGTTTCCGG